CTGGTAACCCGGTCGAGCCTTTCAAGATTGCCGTAGACAAGCTGCTTCAGGCTGAGGACCCGAACGTGAAGTTCGGCCAGTTCGAGGCAGCCGACTTGGGGAATTACGTCAAGCTGGCAGACATGCTCGTTCAGCACATGGCGAGCACGAGTCGCATCCCCTTCCATTACTTCCTGAACAACGGTGGTGTGGCTCCCTCTGGTGAGTCCATCACTGCCGCTGAGGCAGGTCTGATAGCCAAGACAAGAGAACGCATGCTCCATTTCGGAGAGGGCTGGGAACGCGTAATGCGTCTGGCCTTCAAGGTCATGAAGGATAAGCGTGCTGAGGCTTGGAGTGCCGAGGTCATATGGCGTGACCCAGAGAATCGGACCGAAAGCCAGCACATGGACGCACTTCTGAAGCTGAAGATGATCGGTGTCCCGACAGATCAGCTTCTTTCCGATGCGGGTTACACACCGCAGCAGATCGCCCGCTTTAAGTCGATGCGGGAGGACGACGCCAAGGCCGCAATGGAACTGGCGAAGAAGTTCCCCGATCCGGCTCAGCAGGCCAACGAGCAGGCCGGCCAGCCTAGCTCGAATGTCCAGAAGGCTGCCGTCAAGCAGCCGCAGGGCAATTCTGGTAACGCAGCCCGCAAGGCTGTGAACCCGGTTAAGGGTTGATCCCTTAATCCCTTTCATTACGCAGGCTCCCGCAATGGGGGCCTTTTTTGATGCACCGAAATGGATGGATCACGCATGGACGAGAACACGCAGAACGCTGGCACCACTTCCACCGAGGGCGCTCCGACCGGCGAGGCCGGCGCCCCTCAGACTCCGACGCTCGAAACTCTTCAGGCGGAGGTCGACAAGTGGAAGTCCCTGTCCCGCACGAATGAGAAGCGGTGGCAGGACGCCTCTGCCGAGCGCGATGCGCTCAAGGAGTCCGGCATGACGGACGCAGAGAAGGCAATTGAGGCCGCTAAGGCTCAGGCCCGATCCGCGACGCTCGCCGAATACGGCACTCGGCTTGCTGACGCCGAGCTGCGTGCGCAGGCCGCAAAGGTCGGTGTGGAGCTTCCTCCCGCCGAGTTCCTGAACCTGACGAAGTTCGTCGGTGAAGACGGCTCTGTGAATGCCGATGTGATCGGCACTTTCGTCTCGTCCCTCCCGAAGCCGGTCGCTGAGCCTGAATTCGATCAGGGTCTTGGCCTTGGTCGTCAGGGCGGGTCCGGAGTTCAGCAGCTCACCCGCGACGCCCTTTCCCGCATGTCCCCGCAGGAGATCAACGCTGCCCGCAAGGCGGGTCAGCTCGACGCCCTTATGCGAGGCGAAATCTGACAAACCCGTGAGGTAACCTATGGCATTTCTTTCTCAGGCTGGCAATAACACTGGGGCCGGCCAGCTTCAGACCACTCAGGGTCAGTTCATTCCCGAGGTCTGGACTTCCCAGCTCATCTCGGACATCGAGGAGAATCTTATTCTCGGTGCTTCCCCCTTCACCAACCGGCAGTATGAGGGCGATTTCCGCCGTGAGGGCGATGTAGTCCGAATCCCGCACTTCGTTGACGGGACTGTCACTGACAAGGGCCTGGTGAAGGCTTACGGCGAGATCGGCACTGCCGACCACGCGGCCCTTGAGTACATGAAGATGACCGTCGCGAAGGGCTCCAGCTTCCACCTGGAGATCGACGCTCTTCACCAGCTCCAGACCAAGGGCGGCATTGACCTGATGTCCAACCTGGTCTCGCAGCGTGCGCGTCAGACCGCGCTTGCCATTGACGAGCTGGTTGCGCTCACCCTGCTCGCGGCTCTTCAGGGCAAGGACCTGAACGGCGCGGAGAACCGCACTGCCACTGTGTCCGGCCTCCCTGCGCTGGAGCTGGGCGCCATCTCCAAGGTTCAGGCGACTGACGTCAACGCCCCTGCGGCGGACAAGCTGTCGGTCTACGACTACGTGGTGAAGATGCTTGAGGTGCTGGACACCCGCTCTGCTCCGCAGGACCGGTACCTGTTCGTCTCCCCGCGTATGCGCTCTCTCCTCCTGCGGGACGAGAAGTTCATCGACGCCAGCCAGCACGGTGGCGGCGGTTCGGTCGTGGCCTCCGGTCAGATCGGCTCGATTCTCGGCCTGCCGGTCGTGGTCGCGAACGCGCTGGGCAACCACAGCCGCCCGTCCTCGCCGGTCATCAAGAAGGGCAACGAGAAGTTCGGCAGCGTCGACCTGTTCATGGGTTCGACCTCCGCTGTCTCCGTCGTCGTGCCGTTCGCCGAGATGGCCGCGTACAACCCGGAGAAGTCCTTCACGTCGGCCGTGAAGTCCCGCGTCATCTACGACGCGAAGGTCTGCCGGCCCGAGCAGCTTCTCGTGGCTCAGGGCGTCGAGGCGGAGATCAACACTCACAACGCCCCGGCTGCTGGCTGACGCTGACGCAACTCGGCCCCGGAGCTGGCTGCTCCGGGGCCCCCGTCAAGGGGTCAGTCCCAACGCCCTAGTTACCTGAAGCAGCAAGGTAACCGTGCCGACGAGAGTCAGCGCGCCTGCTCCAACGATTCCTAGAGTGGCCGCATGTAGTCCGATGAAGATAGCAACTGCGATTGCTCCAGCTGCTATAGCCAACGTAATTACGACGAGGACAACCCAGGCCTTGTGTGGGTGTGGTGGCGCCGGTGGCGCCGGTGGTGGTGCTGTAGTCATCTCTTTTTCTCCAAGTCTTTAGGGGCTCATAAAGGCATCACGTCCTTATTTAGGCAGTGAAGAGTCGGATGCCCACAGCTTCGTATTGCACTGAATTCCGACCCTTCGGCGGCACTCCGCTCTGGGCATGAGCGTTCCTACATGGCCGCCTTCACTTATCGCGGGGGTCCCCGTGCCATCCCAACTCCCATCAGATGACTTGCGGTGCGTCCCAAGCCACCGCCTCAGATCACGTTAGCGCTCAACTCCCCTTGTGGGCACCGCTCTTCGCCAACAGCCGCCATCCACTCACTAGAAGGAGGGACCCGCCATGCCCCTGGCGACCACTGACGACATCGCTGCCCGGCTCGGTCGGCCCCTCGACGACGGCGAGCTGCTTCGCGTCCAGGCCCTCATGGACGATGCCTCCGCGCTGGTCACGGGCTACTGCACCAAGCCTTGGGATAAGGACTCTCCCCCTGCCGTCTTCAAGACAGTTGTGTGCGCCGAGGTCATCCGCTGGCTGTCCGTTGCCCCTGGCGTGATCTTGGAACGCACAGGCGAGCTGGAAACTCAGTTTGGTCAGACGGCTTCAACTCAAGGGCTCTCGCGGGAAGCGAAGTCCGCACTCAGCAAGTACCGGCGAAAGGTCGGTTCACTCCCCCTTCGCCGCTACGACTGCTAGGAGTCCGCATGCCCCGTCACTTCACTGACTTCGTTGAGGTCTATCGCGCAGAAATCGTTGCGGATGCCTACACGAAGAAGCGTGACTGGGACGACGCCGTGAAGGTGTGGGCCGGTTCGGCATCTGTCCAACCGGCCTCCACCACGGAAGCGGACTCGCAGAAGCGAGAGACCACAGACATCCACATCGCTGTCTTCCTGCCTCCCACAGCCAACGTCGACTCGACGGACCGGCTTGTGGTCGACGGCATCACGTACGAGGTGAGGTCCGAGCCACGCATCTGGCGTCAAGGCTCCCTCGCCCACATCTACTTGAGAGCCCGGAGGGTGAGGCGCTAATGGCTGATGACGTCAAGTTCACCCTGCGCATGAACGCTGGTTGGGAGGAACACTTCCTCCTCAACGACGAGACCCGCGACCTGGTGGCCCTCCGCACCGAGGACATCGCCGTGTTCGCCAGGGCACTGGCACCGCGGGCTCGCAACAAGCCGCACTGGAACACCATCCACAAGCACATCGAAGTGATGGTCACGGCCTACAAGGGCTGGTACGGCCAGGTGCTCATTGAGCCTGATCGCGACATGCGTCACGCGATGCTGCAAGAGCGCGGCTACAAGGACCCTGCTGGCCACCGGCATCCGGGCCGCTTCTACCTGAAGCGCGCTCTGGAGAGGGCGAGGGTTGAATGAAAGTAGACCCTGTCGACCTGGTGTGGCAGTACCTCAAGACACTCCCGGACATCCCCGAGGACGCGCCTACGGGCGACCTGGTGGGCCGCGAGGTCGGGGACACCACCATCTACCTCAGCCACAGCGGTGGCTTCCGCGTCGTGCGGGACCGCATGGACCGCGCAGACATCGAGTACGACGTGTTCCACCAGGAGCGCGCCCAGGCCGCTGGCCTGGCCTACATCTGCCGTGAGCACTTCCTAGAAGCCATGCCCGGCCAAGTAATCGGCAACGTCGAGATCCTTGATGTTGCCGAGATTTCCTCTCCCCGGTACTACCCGGACTCGACTTCCGGCGAGCACGTCTACGGCGGGGAGATCACAGTTTTCTTCACTGAGAGCTGATACCCCCCTGGCTTAGCCAGACCGAAGGGCCCCTTGTGGGGCCCTTTTTTGTTTCCCCGCTTGAGGAGTTCCTTTATGGCGAATGACGCTTCCAAGATCCGGTTCGCCCCTAACGGCGGACTGTTCATGGCCCCTTCCCCGACTGGTGGTGTGGGTAGCACCGTGCTTCCCGATGACGTAGGCGATGCCGGTAAGACCGCGCCGGCCGGTTACAAGTCCTTCGGTTACGTGGACGAGTCCGGCGTCACCATTACCCCGTCCATCCAGACGGACCCGGTCAATGCGTGGCAGAGCGCGGTTCCCGTTCTCTACAACGTGAAGGGTGCCTCGTTCCAGATCAAGGCGACCCTTCTGGAGACCTCGAAGCTGACCACCGAGCTTTTCTACGGTGCGTCTTGGGTCGAGGTCATGTCGGACGACGCGACCCCGGTTCCGACCGGTGTTTACCGACTGAACCTGTCCAGCACTCCGGAGCTTTCCGAGCTTTCGATCGTCGTGGACTGGGCCCAGAAGGGCAAGAACTACCGGACGGTTATCCCGCGCGCCATGATCTCGGACCGCGGTGGCATCACGCTTCAGCGCACCGAGGCCCAGAAGTACGAGCTGACCATTGACGCCCTGGATTACAACGGCGGCCTTGGCTACGTGCTCACCGACGAGGTCATGACCGCCTGATTCGGGCTGTAACCGAATTGCCTCTGCCGGGGAGGGCTAAATTCCCCGGCCACTCTCTCTCACCCCACCCCATGACCCCCCGTTTCCTTTGGAGTTCCCATGGCTGCTGCCCGTAAGACCGCTGCCCCGAAGACCGCCCCCAAGACCGCTGCTGCGGAGGCCGAGGCGACCGAGCAGCCCACCAAGTTCACGTTCCTCGGTATCGACTTCGAGGTCCCGCCTGCCAAGAAGATTCCGCTGGAGCTGCTGTTCGCGGAAGACGAGCTGGACGCCGTGAAGATCATCGTCGGTGAGGACAAGTGGGCCGAGTTCCGTGCCACTGGCCCGACGATCGGTGACTTCCAGGAACTTTCCGCCAAGGTCAACGAGGCGTCGGCCGGCTCGGGAAACTGATAGCAACCGTTCACGTCATCCGGGAACACCCCGAAGAGCTGGAAGCGGACTTCCTTGAATTCTTCGGGGTCGATCTCCTCGACCTCTGGCGTGGGCGGTTGTCTCTGCGCAGGGTCCACCTGCTGATTAATTCACTCATGCACAAGGCTGGACGATCCACGCTGCTCGCCACGATGGACGAGACAACGCAGTGGGGCTCCACTGAACACTTGCTCGCTCGCGTCTCGGACGCTTTGGAGCTGAGCAACTACCTCTTCCTCAAGGCCAACAGCACCGAGAAGAACATCCCGCTGCCTGACCCTCTTCCCCGTCCGGGTTCTCCGGAGCCAGCGCAGACCAAGCCAGCCGAGCACGAATTCGCGTCCGGTGAGGAGCTGTCCAACTTCTTTACGCAGATGAACAATCTTTAGGAGGCCGGTATGGCGGCTACTGGTCGTGGACCCATCAAGGTTGGTTCCGGTTATATCGAGATCAACCCCCGGCTTTCTGAAGAGACGGTACGCAAGTTCCGTGCCGAGATGGCTGAGGAGATGGGCAAGGCTGGCCGCCAGGCCGGCAAGGAGTTCACGGCCGCCACCACCGAGGGCCTGAAGGGCATCGAGAAGGCTGTCCGCACCGCTGCCGCGAAGGCGGGTGCAGCCGCAGAAGCCGAGGTCAAGGACTCTGCCGAGGTCATCGCCAAGATTGAGGCTGACCTCACCAAGCAGTACGGCGAGCAGGCCACCAAGCGCTTCCGAGAGCTGCGCAAGCTGGAGGAGAAGAAGCGCGCCCTGGTCGAGGAGACCAGCAAGGAGACTCAGGCCGCTCTCAGGGCTACTCAGCGCCAGGAGACCGAGTCTCTGACTCAGGCCGCAAAGTCTCAGCAGCAGGCGATCACCCGCAAGGAGAAGGCACAGGCCGAGTACGAGAAGTACGTACGCGAGTCCAACGCCCGTATCGCCAAGCAGGAAGCCGCGGAAGTCGCCGCCTCCGCAAAGCAGGTCGAGGCCGCCGAGAAGGCCAAGCAGAAGGCCAGGCGTCTGGCGCTTGAAGACGAAGCCCGCATGGATCGGGAGATCGCTACCACTCAGGACCGGTTGGCCCGAGAGGAAGCCACACGGGTCCGTACGACCGAGCGTCAGAAGCGCACGGAGCGTGAGCAGTCTGCCCGTATGGAGCGGGAGATTGAGACCACTCGTCTCCGTCTGATCCGTGAGAACGAGACGCGTATCCGCACCGAGCTGCGCGAGACGCAGCGCCAGCGTCAGACGATGCTTCGCACGCAGGTAACCGACTCGCAGAACACTCAGCGGGAATTGCGGCGTCAGCTGACGGATTACCGCACTCAGCTTGCACGGGTTCAGACCCAGAACAACGAGGGATTCACCCGTCTCCAGGGCAAGTTCAAGAGCGTCGGATCGACCATCGAGACGATGGGTAATCACGCGACTGAGGCCGGAAACCTCATCACGACTAAGCTGCTTGCCCCTCTCGGCCTGGTGGCCGGCGCGCTGACGACCATCGGTATCAAGTCCGCCGATATGCGAATCCTCGGCCAGAAGGGTCTTACCGCTGCCGGGGTCGACAACAAGACCGCGGCCTCGGAAATGGCAACGGTTCAGCAGTACGCCATTGATACTCCGTTCAGCGTCGATGTGATGCACGAGTACCAAATGAAGATGATCCGCTCTCTCGCGGCTGCTGACCCTGCCTGGTACAAGAAGGGCACCAAGACGAAGGCCGCTAATCAGGCTGCTGGTAAGACGACTGACCTGATCATGTCTGTCGGCGACTCCATGGCCCGAGCGGGCAACCTCGACCCTTCGATGTTCCAGCGCGCTATGTACGCGCTTGACCGCATGTCCGACACGGACAAGGCGAGTACGCGAAACATCAGCCAGCTTGTGAACGCCACGGGTATTCCTGCGCCCGAGCTGGCCCAGATGTTCGGCTTCAACAGTGCCGGTGAGTTCTGGAAGGTTGTCGGTACCCCTGTTGCCAAGGGTGGCGGCGTTTCCGGCAACGAGATGATGAACAACCTTCTCCAGTACTGGGACCCGAATTACTTCAAGAAGGGTAAGAACGGAAAGCCGCTCAAGGACAAGAACGGGCAGTTCATC